AATCCCCGGCGAGATTACGATTGAAAAGCTGGAAAAGGCCAAGCGCGTCAAAAGCTTTATGAACTGGCAGCTCACGCACCAGATGACTGAATTTCGTCCAGAGATGGAACAGCTTCTGACGCAGGTGCCACTGGGCGGCGCTCAGTACCTCAAGCTGATCTGGGACGAGCAGAAGAACCGCCCGACCGCGCTCTTCATCCCAATTGACGATGTCTATCTGCCCTACAGCGCCACAAGCTTCTACAGCGCCGAGCGCAAGACGCATGTGCAGTACATCACCAAGATGGAATTCGAAAAGCGTGTCGGCACTGGCATGTATCGCGACATCAATCTCGTCGCGCCGCAAGAGCCAGAACTGACAGGTCCGCAGAAGGCCAACAACAAGATCGAAGGCCGCGAGCAGACGTCTTATAACGAAGACGGGCTGCGCACTGTTTTCGAAATCTACTGCTATCTCGACTTCGAAGACAATTTCGGCCTCGCGCCTTACATCGTCACCATCGACCACACGACGAAAGAGATCCTTGCGATCTATCGCAACTGGGATCCTGATGATGAAAATCAGGAAGAGCTGATCCACATCATTGAATATCCGTTCGTGCCATGGCGTGGTGCGTATCCGATTGGCTTGCCGCACATGATCGGCAGCTTGTCGGCGGCAGCGACTGGCGCGTTGCGCGCGTTGCTGGATTCCGCGCACATCAACAACTTCCCCGGCATGCTGAAGCTGAAGGGCGGCTCGCGCGGTGGTCAGTCTGACCGCATCGAGCCGACACAGGTTACCGAGATCGAAGGCGGCGTTGGTGTCGATGACATCCGCAAGATCGCGATGCCGGTGCCATTTAACCCGCCGAACGCGGTGCTTTTCTCTCTGCTTGGTTTTGTGACCGACGCCGCTCGTGGCGTTGTCCGCACCACCTTTGAAAAGCTTCAAGACCAGAACCCGAACCAGCCTGTCGGCACAACGCTGGCATTGATGGAACAGGGCATGACGGTCTTCTCGGCCATTCATGCTCGTTTGCACAATTCCATGCAGATGACGCTGCGCGTTCTGCATCGCCTGAACAAAAACAACCTGACCGATGAGTATATTGAGAAGGTCACTGGCGAAGAGATGTGCAAAGCTGAGGATTTCCGAGGCCCGATGGACGTCATTCCGGTTTCGGACCCGAACATCTTCTCCGAGGCGCAGCGTTTTGCGCAGGTGCAGGCTGTTGCACAGCGCGCTGCGGCGCAGCCGAACCTCTACGACCCCTACAAGGTCGAAGAACTGATCCTGTCGCAGCTTAAGGTGCCAGATTACAAGTCGCTCCTGAAGAAGCAGCCCGAGCCGATTGAACTGAACGCGGTCAACGAGAACCTTGCGCTCACGCTCGGCCGCCCGGTTGCTGCATTCCCGATGCAGGACCATCTGGCGCATCTGCAAGTGCATCTGGATTATTTGCAGAGCCCGATGTTCGGCATGAACCCGCTGATCGGGCCTATCTTCATTCCGGGCGTCTTGCAGCACATCAAAGAGCACATGGCGTACTGGTACTCTCTCAGCATGTATGAGGGCACGAGCGCGGCTGTTGGTGTGCCGCTCGACATCTTCCTTGAGAAGAAGGACGAGATGGTGTCGGCAGAACTCGACAAGACGCTGGCAATGGCGTCTCAGCGGTTTATGCCTGAGATCCAGAACACGCTCTCTGGCGTTCCGCCTGTCATCCAGAAGGCCATGCAGGTCATGTCCCAGCTTGGTCCGAAGCAGCCTGTCGATCCGTCTGAACTCTTGCAGGCAGAGACGCAGCGCAAGGCGGCCTATGATCAGGGCAAGCTTGCGATTGATCAGGCCCGCCTCGACCGTGAAGCGCAGCTTGATGTGATCAAGCAGCAAGAGAAGCAGGCTGAGATTGCAGCCAAGATAGCTATGAATCGCGAAGACAACATGACCGCGAAGGAACTTGCCGTGTTTGAGGCCGAACAGGGCATTAAGACACCTTATTCAACAGGCCGTGGCATCAACCCATAGGTGAACAATGGACAATAGCCTCCTCCCCCAGCATAAGCGCCTCGCCATGGGGCTTCCCGTCAACGACGCGCCTGCCGGTTCGTCGAAGAACATGACGGGCGACATGGTCAAGCCGCACAAGCCCTACGGCATCCACAAGAATCTTTCGGGCATGAGCGACAAGGGCAAGAAGTCAGGACTTATGTCCTTCAATGGGAAAAAATAACCATTGACAAGGCTTCTATATGATTGAAATCATCATCAAGCGGCTACTCGAAGAGCAATCTCGGGTAGCCCATGAAACTATGGAGCAGCCCGGCGACGGCTCGATATTCGAGTACGGGCGCAGGGCAGGGATCTACGCCGGTCTGGGCCGCGCTATTGCGGTCATTGAGGAGACCTTGGCACAAGGTGAAGAGGACGAACGGCATGACAAACGCCATCGTGTCAGAGCAGCATACGGGGAATGACGAAGACATCTTCCCAGTCGTTGATCCAAACGGAGAGCCCTTTGGTTCCCGCGTTTTGGTTCAAATCCGCCGCCCTAAACAGAAAAAGGGCAGCATCTATCTTGTCGAAAACACCACCAAGACCGAGCTTGACAACACCTGTGTTGCCAAAGTGGTTGCTGTCGGCCCGCTGGCCTACAAGAACCGCAACACCATGGAGCCTTGGACAGAAGGCCAGTGGTGCGATGTCGGCTCTTATGTGTTCGTCCCCAAATACGGCGGCATTCGCTGGGAAGTTCCTTGCGAAGAAACCGATCTGTATCCCGGCAAGGTTCAGTTTGCCCTCTTTGATGATCTCAACATGTTGATGAAAGTCAGAGACCCGCGCAAATCTGACACGCTGATTTAATGGAGGGCGCCATGAACAGCACCGAAAAAGCAGAAATGCAGGAAGAAGAGTTCGAGATCATCGAAGGCGATGAGCCCATAGAGGAGCAGCAGGAAGAGCAGGAAGAAGACGCCCGCCTTTCTGATGATCGCAACGATGAAGAAGACGCCCGCCGCGAAGCCAAGCGGCAGGAACGCCGGCGCCGCAAGGAAAACCAGCGGTACGCTCGCGACAAGACCAAAGAAGAGATGCAGTGGCTCATGGAGCAGAACCGCGCTCTTCAGCAGCGTCTTGAGGCGGTCGAGACCCACGCCATCTCCGCCCAGAAGGGCAGCCTTGACCAGAACTATAATCAGGCACTCTATGGCGTGCAGGCGGCCGAGCAGGCCCTTGCTAAGGCCATTGAGATCGGCGATGGCAGCCGCGTGCCCGAACTCCTTCGCCAGCGCGATCAGGCCCTTGCCCGTGCTGCCGAGATCAACCGTACCAAGCAGAGCTTCGACCACCCCCGCCAACAGGCTCCGGCCAGCAATGGCGTTGTCGAGATGAAGGCTCGCCAGTGGGCGGCTGACAATGCTTGGTTCAAGCCCGATGGCAGAGATTCGGACTCAGAAGTGGTGAAAGCCATCGACGCATCGCTGGCGCGCGAGGGTATGGACCCGTCGAGCGATGCCTACTGGGACGAGTTGGACAACCGGCTTTCGAAGTATCTTCCGCACCGCTTTGCAGAAGAAGAAGATTCTGGTTATAGTCAGCCGAAAGGTGGCCGTCGCGGGCCGCCGGTCGGTGGCGGGCGTGAAATGAGCGCCCCCGGCTCAAAGAAGGTTTATGTCAGCGCCGAGCGCGTACAAGCGATGAAGGATGCTGGCTATTGGGATGACCCGGTTCTGCGCCAACGCATGTTGAAGCGTTATGCAGAAGTGGATCGTGAGTTGAAATCTGCACGCTGAAAAGGAGCGAGCTATGAACCTTGGTAACGATGATCGCCTCAAGAAAACGACCGACACGGGTCGCCGTAGCCGCGCGATGGATGATCGCAGCGTAACAGAGAGCCGAGAGCTTTCCGATGATGACCGTGTCCAGATGTTTCGTGATGCGTTTTATCAAAGCGCATTGCCTGATCTGCCGGAAATCCCCGGTTATCATGTGTGCTGGTTGACCACGACCAATCCGCGTGACCCCATTCAGGGCCGCTTCCGTCTCGGGTACGAGCCGGTTAAGCCCGAAGAAGTCCCCGGTTGGGAATACGCCTCGCTTAAGACCGGCGAATACGCCGGCCTGATCGGTGTGAATGAGATGATCGCAGCCAAGCTGCCTGACCGTCTTTATTACCGCCTCATGAGGGAAGCGCACCACGACGCGCCTCTGCGTGAGGAAGAACGGATCACATCGGACATGGATTCCATGAAAGAGCGCGCGCGTGGTTCAAAGAGCCGCATGATCGAGGAAGATGGCTTCAGTGAAATGCGTGAAGCACCGCCCGAACCTCAATTCGGGTAAAACCTCACCTAGCAAAAGGAATCGAGAATGTCCTCGACCAATGCTCCCTTCGGTATGCGCGCGGCCTATAGCCCGTCTGGCATTATCCGTCCGGTCGCTAGTACGATCACTAGCGGCTACAACACCGACATCTACACGGGCCAGCCCGTGAAGATCGGCACAAATGGCACCATTGAAGTTGCTGCTGCTGGCGAACGCCTCATCGGCGCTTTTGCTGGTTGCCAGTATCTCCCCACTGGTGCACAGCGTCCGGTGATTTCGCCTTCGTGGCCCGCAAACGTGGGCGCGACGGAAATCATCGCGTACTACACCTCTGACCCCTACATCGTTTACGAGATTCAGGCCGATGGCTCGATCTCGCAGGCGGAAGTCGGTCAGCAGGCTGACTTCACGAACGTGGCGAACTCGAATGGTCTGGGTTATTCGACCTGCACCATCAGCGCGACTACCTCGTCGAGCACGGCTGCGCAACTCCGCGTTGTCGGTATCGCCACGGACATTGGTAATGCCCCCGGTGATGCTTACACAATCGTTCAGGTGCAGATCTCTGAGCACCAGTTCGTTTCCACCCAGAACCCGTTCTAATAGGGAGATCCGCACATGGCTACTCCAATGCGTAGTACGGACTTCCGTTCCATCGTCGAACCGATTCTCAACGAAGCGTTCGACGGCGTCTACGACCAGCGCGCAGACGAATGGAAACAGGTTTTCCGCGAAGAGCGTGGCATTCCGCGCAACTATCATGAAGAACCCGTCCTCTTCGGTTTCGGCGCTGCGCCGGAACTGCCCGATGGCACGGCTGTCACCTACCAGTCCGGTGGCGTGCTCTTCATCAAGCGTTACCAGTACAAGGTCTATGGCCTTGCCTTCGCTCTGACGAAGGTTCTCGTCGAAGACGGTGATCACATCCGTATCGGCCAGACCTACGCCAAGCACCTCGCCCAGTCGCTGGTCGAGACGAAGGAGACCAATGCTGCCAACGTCCTCAACCGCGCCTTCAACGGTGCGTATGCGGGCGGCGACGGCAAGTCGCTGGTTGCCACTGATCACCCGATCATCAACGGCACCTTCTCCAACCAGCTCTCGACCGCCGCTGCGCTGTCGCAGACCTCGCTGGAGCAGATCCTCATCCAGATCCGCAACGCTGTTGACAACAACGGCAAGCGTATCCGTTTGAACCCGACGAAGCTCGTCGTGTCGCCTTCGAACGTCTTCCAAGCGGAAGTCCTTCTGAAGTCGGTCCTGCGCGCTGGCACGGGTAACAACGACATCAACCCCGTGAAGAGCATGGGTCTTTTGGATGGCGGTCAGGCTAACCTGTCCCGTCTGACATCGACCACCGCTTGGTGGGTTGAGACGGATGCGCCGGAAGGCCTCAAGCTGATGATGCGCCGTTCGCTCGAAAAGAGCATGGAAGGCGACTTCGAAACAGACTCGATGCGCTTCAAGAGCACCGAGCGTTACGATCTCGGCTGGACCGACCCGCGCGCCGTTTTCGGTACGCCGGGCGTCTGATACACCGGAAGGGGCGGCTAGACCGCCCCTTCTTTTTATGTGAAGATAAATCCGGTCAAGCTTTTCAAGGAGAAGACCTATGCCTCAGTATTCCGACGATCTCTGGCTCGGCGCCGCCACTGGCCCGCAGTCTCAAGGCTGGGCTGGCCCCGGCACCGTATTTCTTGGCGTTGGCCCGCTCGGCCGCACCTACATCTTTGACGCCGTTCCGGCCGCCAAGTCTGCCACCGCTGTTTGCGCAGCGCAGGCAATTGCCGCCGCAGGCGCCGCCACCATCAATGGTGCTTCGGCCTCTGGCGGTGTCGCAACCTTCGACTACGCACGCGCTGTGAACGTCGATAGCACAGACACCGGCGACACGACCCAGACCGTCACCGTCACCGGCACGGACTACTGGGGTCAGGCCCAGACCGAAACCATCGCTCTCAACGGCACGACCCTCGTCGCTGGCAAGAAGGCCTTCAAGACCATCACTGGTGTGATCGTCTCTGCGGCGTTGACTGGCAACCTCACGGTTGGCAACGAAGACATCTTCGGTCTGCCTTACCGCGTGACCGATGCTGGCTATCTCTTCCGCGTTGGTTGGGCTGGCGCTCTCGCGCAGGATGCCGGCACGTTCGTGGCTGCCGACACGGCAACCGCGACTGCAACGACTGGCGATGTGCGCGGCACCTACGCTCCGTCTTCGGCTGCAAACGGCACCCGCCGTCTTGTGATCGGCATTGCCCTCACTGGCGCGCAGGCTGGCCCGAATGCAACGCAGACGGCCGCTATCGGCGTCGTCCCCGCCTAATAAGCAAGGGGGCCTTGTGCCCCCTCACTTTCCTTTAGGAGGGATCAATGGTCGATACAGTTGCGACACAAACGCTGCTTGATGGCGAGCGGCTGGTGATTCAGAAGTTCACGAACAGGTCTGATGGAACGGGTGAAGTCGCCGTCAACAAGGTGATTGTGGCCAACCTCGCGCCAAATGCTTTCGGGGTGGCCTGCACGGGCGTCAAGATTAACAAAATCTGGGCGACCACTCATGGCATGGAAGTCCTCATTCTTTGGGATGCGACGACTGACTTGTTTGCGTGGGGGATTCCGCAGAACACGAACTATTTCATGGACTTCTCTGAGTTCGGCGGTCTCACCAACAACGCCGCTCCGACGATAACCGGAAATATCGCGTTCAGCACATTAGACGCTTCATCTGGCGATTTCTACTCAATCGTCCTTGAGTGCATCAAAACCTACGGGTGACCCATGGCGCGCTTTCGCATGGCAAAGGGTGGTGCAACCCCCGTCTACAAGACAGGCGGTGCTTGGACGCGCGCTGAAGGGAAAAATCCTGAAGGCGGCTTGAACGAGAAGGGGCGTGCGTCCCTTCGCGCTCAAGGGCAAGACATCAAGCGCCCAGTTTCTGCGAAAGAAGCAGCAAAAAGTCCGACGGCAGCAGGTCGTCGCAGTTCATTCTGTAGCAGGATGAAAGGCATGAAGGCGAAGCTGACGTCTGCGGAAACCGCGCGCGATCCGAACAGCCGCATCAACAAAGCACTGAGAAAGTGGGATTGCTGATGACGAAAGGTCCACGATACGGAGAGTTTGTTTTCCCTGTATTCGCCAATGGCGGTCAGGTGAAATCAAAAGTCAACGAAGCCGGCAATTACACAAAACCCGGCATGCGTAAGGCTTTGTTCAACCGTATCAAGGCTGCGAACGTGCAAGGCACAGCCGCCGGCCAGTGGAGTGCTCGGAAAGCGCAGCTTCTCGCCAAGAAGTACAAAGAGAAAGGCGGAGGCTACAAATGAGAGATCCGCAAAAATCTTTGCAGGCGTGGGGCGAGCAGAACTGGCGCACGAAGTCAGGCAAGCCGTCGTCTGAAACTGGTGAACGCTATTTGCCAGAAGCTGCCATCAAGTCTTTGTCTTCTGCCGAATATGCTGCAACCACTCGTGCTAAACGAGAAGGCAAGAAGGCTGGCAAACAATTCGTGCCGCAACCTAAGAAAATTGCGGCGAAAGTGAAATCATATCGACAGAAGGGCTTCTGACATGGCCGTCAAATATGTAAAGGATTTCGACTTCTCCAAAGGCACTGCCTCGTGCAACTACGCCAAAGGCGGCTCTGCAAAGAAGCCGGCTGGCATGATGATTGTCATCGGCGTCGGCAAGCCGAAAGGCCCGATGCGCAAAGCAGAAGGCGGCTCGATCAGCGACAGTGATCGTCTGGCGCAGATGGCTGGTGATGCGAATGCCAAAACTGAGGCAGAGCGCATCATGGGCCAGAAGAGCCCTGCAAAGAAGTCTCCGCCTGCCAAGAAGGGCTCGCCCTACATCCCCGGCACGAACGTGAAGGCTGGCGATCTGTACACGAAGGAAGAGCTTGAGCGTCTTGAGCGTGGCTACAAGAAGGGCGGCAAGGTCGCCAAGGTCATGCACGAGTTCGGCGAAGGCAAGCTGCATTCCGGCTCGAAGGAAGGCCCGAAGGTCACCAGCCGCAAGCAGGCTGTTGCGATTGCTCTCAGCGAAGCTGGCAAGAGCAAGAAGGCCAAGGGCGGCATGGCAAAGCACGAAGATGAGGCCATGGACAAGGCCCTCATCAAAAAGATGGTGAAGCCCGGTGTGCTGAAAAAAGCCATGGGTGGCATGGCTATGGGCAGCATGGGCAAGGCAAACCCATACGCTATGGGTCCGGGTGGCCGCGAATATGAATCTGCAATGGACAAGCAGTCCAATCAGATGCCCGTCCCGCAGCGTGCTGCTCCTGCTCCCATGGCTGCCCCGCAGCGTGGCGCTCCTATGCGTCCTGCACCCGCTCCTATGCGCCCCGCGCCCGCTCCTATGCCTGCTCCTATGATGGGTGGGCGCGGGAAAGCCCTGCCCCCTGCGCCAGCCCCGACCCGTGCGCCCGCTCCTCCTATGAGGCGAGCCGAAGGCGGCATGGCGACTATCAAGTCGCCTCTCCAGCGCATGTCGCGCGCTAAGGGCGTTCCGGTCGCTTCTGAAATGCCGATGATCGAATCCAAGTCGTCTGGCCCGAAAAGCATTGGCGTCAATGCCAAGCGCCCCGGTGGCCCGAACGTCGGCGCAATTCGCGCGGCCATGGCTCGTGCAGCCTCGAAGGCAGTGCCGGAAAATGCACCGTCGATGATGAAAAAGGGCGGAAAGGTTAAGTAATGGCCGTCTCTGGGACCGTATCCACAACTGTCTTTAAGACCCGGAAGGTGATCGACCACGCCTACCGGCGCTGTCGGATCCTGCCCCAGAGCATCACTTCCGAGATGATCGAAACTGCAAAAGACAACCTCTTCTTGCAGCTTTCATCGCTCGGAAGTCAGGGCGTCCCTCTGTGGTGCATTGAGCGTGAAATCCTGCCGCTTTACCTCGGTCAAGCAGTCATCACGCCTTCGCTCGGCACAATGGACATCCTGAACGCCAATTACCGCTGGCTGTCGCGCCAAAACGGCCCCGTGCAATATAGCGCGCCCGGCGGCATTCCTTCATTTGCGTTTGACGGCGATCTCAGCACGTCGTGCGCCCAGACTGGCCCGAATGGCAACATCGAAATCGCCTACATCGGCGCAGATCCGATCAACGACCCGCAATCGCAGGTGCAGGTCACGACCGTCGGCGTCATGATGGCCACGACTGGCTCGTTCAACATCGTGTTTGAATGGTCAAACGACGGCACGACGTGGACAACCGCGCTTGCGCCGGGTGTCACAGCTTACGTTGCTGGCAAATGGCAGTGGTATGACCTCGACGGGCAGCAGCCGGTCAATTATTTCCGTATGCGCGAGACGGGCGGCAACACGCTGAACGTCATTGAGTTCTATGCGGCCAATAATCCGACTGAAATCCCGCTCGCGCGCATGAATCGCGACGATTGGACGAACCTGCCGAACAAGACGTTCCAAGGGCGCCCTCTCCAATACTGGTTTGACCGCCGCCGTGACCTCCCGACCATGAATATTTGGCCTGTGACGGACACGACCAACATGTTTGGCCAGTTCATCATCTGGAAACAGCGGTACATCATGGATGTCGGCACGCTCACTGAAGAGCTAGACATCCCGCAACGCTGGTATGAATGCGTCGTCTGGCAGCTTTCATGGCGTTTGGCGATGGAAATGCCCGAATTCGACATGAATTTGCTCGGCGTGATCAAAGCCACAGCCGATGAGGCCTTGAAGGTTGCGCAGGACGAAGAACGCGATAATAGTCCGATCTACTTCGCTCCGAACATCAGCCCGTACACGAGGTAGACATGGGTATCTTTCTCGATCCTCGCGGCAAATCGACCTTTGGCATCGGGATTTGCGCCCGGTGCTCAAGGAAGTTTTCGCTTGAGGATCTCGAATCGGACCCGAACTACCCCGGCCTTTATGTGTGCTCGGTCGATAAGGACCAGTTTGACCCGTATCGCCTTGCTGCACGCCAGCCGGAGCGCATTAACCTCTTCCATCCGCGCCCCGACACCAATATCGCGTTGAATATGCTTGGCACGATCTCTCAGGACGATGATCTCTTCATCATCAACGATGATGGCGATGGATATCTGGTGCCATGACGAATAACCCGCGCGTCCCTACCAACCTTATCCCGACGAAAATCACCCAGCTTCCGCTTGCTGACGCGCCGACGGCTGCCGATTCAACGATTGTCGTTCAAAACGGCATCACCAAACGCGCCACGTTTGGCCAGTTCCTGCAATATATCGGTCCAACTGGTCCCACAGGGCCTCAAGGGCCGACAGGATCGCAAGGGCCGATTGGGCCCACCGGCGCACAGGGCGTCACGGGGCCCACGGGGCCTACAGGCGACATCGGCCCCACGGGGCCTACTGGACCTACCGGGCCTACGGGGCCAACCGGGCCTACGGGGCCCACGGGTGTGCAAGGCGTTGTCGGGCCTACCGGGCCTACGGGGCCTACGGGGCCTACTGGGCCTACCGGACCAACGGGTGATCAAGGCATTCAGGGCCCAACCGGCCCTACGGGTCCTACAGGGCCACAAGGTGTCACGGGGCCTACGGGGCCGACCGGGCCTACCGGAGTGCAGGGCGTAACTGGCCCTACCGGGCCTACTGGGCCCACTGGGCCTACGGGGCCGCAGGGTGATATCGGGCCTACGGGGCCTACTGGACCAACCGGCGTGCAAGGCATTGTTGGCCCGACGGGGCCTACGGGGCCTACTGGGCCTACTGGGGGCCAAGGTATTCAAGGCGTCACGGGCCCAACTGGGCCTACTGGGCCAACCGGGCCTACGGGTGATCAAGGCATTCAAGGCGTCACTGGGCCAACCGGGCCTACGGGGCCTACTGGCCCCACGGGCGACCAAGGCATTCAAGGCGTCACTGGGCCAACCGGGCCTACGGGGCCTACAGGTGCTACGGGTATCCAAGGGCCTACCGGGCCAACTGGGCCGCAGGGCACGTCGTCCAATCTGTTTCTGTATCGCGCCAACACGGCTGCAACGAGCGGCTATCCGGGCGATGGCGACATCATCTGGAACAACGCGACACAGACCAGCGCGACATCGATCAATGTCAGCCACCTGACCGACAACAATATCGACATTGATATTTTCTTGGCGCTGCTGACGGTCACAGAGCAGTTTGTCATCCAAAGCCAGACGGCGAGCGGCGACAATCAGGTCTGGCAGATCAGCGGCACACCGACCGTCACCAATCCCGGCACATCGACGGCGTACTGGACCTATCCTGTTACGCTGGTCTCATCCGCCGGCGCAGGCACGACAGGCTTTGCCAATGCCGCGCCGCTCTTCTTGGCGCTGGTCAATGGCGTGTCTGGGCCTACCGGACCTATCGGACCCACGGGGCCTACAGGGCCTACCGGACCCACGGGCGTTGCGGGCGTTAATGGCCCGACCGGCCCTACCGGCCCTACCGGACCTACAGGCGTCGCGGGCGTCAATGGCCCGACAGGCCCCACCGGCCCCACGGGTGTTGCTGGGGTCGATGGACCCACAGGCCCCACTGGGCCCACTGGTGTCGCGGGCGTTAATGGGCCGACGGGCCCGACCGGACCTACTGGCGTTGCCGGCGTAGATGGCCCAACTGGCCCGACTGGCCCCACCGGCATTGGCTACGCTGGCCTGACTAGCAGCACCTCTACGGCAATCGGGACGGGCTCAAAGACCTTTACGACGAACCTGACCGATGCGCAGTCTGCCTTTGCGGTTGGCCAGCGCGTCCGTGTGGCATACACGCCGAACCCCACCACTGATTACATGGAAGGCGTCATCACCGCCTTCTCTGGCACGTCATTGACGGTCAGCGTTGATTTCTTCGCGGGCACAGGCACTTATTCGGCTTGGAACATCGTTGCTGCGGGCGCTGCCGGCCCAACTGGGCCAACGGGTGCGGCATCAAATGTTGCTGGCCCAACTGGCCCAACAGGCCCCACG